AGATTTTCAATGGCTTCTTTCTGGTCTTCTGATGCTTGCCGCTGTGCATCTGCAGCGGCTTTGGCTGCATTTGCTGTTTGCTGATATGCTTCTGCCTGTGACTGTAAATGTGATGAAAGGTCAATGTCACCAACTTCTGCAGCGGCAATGGCTGCGCTGTGATATGCCTTGGCCAAATTTTCTGCCTGTGCTGTTGCATCACCGTCGACAGTGAATGTGCTTTGAATCGCTAGTTCTGCCTTTGCCAGATCGTCTATCAATTCCTGTGTGGCTGTTCTTGTGGCATCAAATACAGCTGGCACCTTTTCAGTTTCCGTTGTCACCACTGTTTCCACAGCATCTGGGGTGTCAGATTCTGTCAGTTCTTTCAGCTTCGTTTGAATTTCTTTCTGCCGTGCTTCCAGTTCCCTTCTGAAACCCCTTGTGACCTGTCCAAGCTGATTAGCAAGTCTTTGCTGTATGAATGCAGCTGCATCTTCGCCAAACAAACCCTGCTGAATGGCTTGACTTTGCAGCAGTGCGAATCTGGTCTGCAGACTTTCTTTGATTTGCTTTGCACTTTCAGGGTTTATATCTGCAAACGCTTCCCCAAGCTGTATCTGTTCAAAGGGTTTTGCATTCAAATCAACCACTATATCCTGCGCCAATTTCTGTGCGCTGAAGGCATCAAGTTCTGAACGCACTGTGCCCAGTGCTGTCTGCAGTTCTTTCACACTGGCTGTGTTCACCTCTAGATCCAGTGCGTTTTTCAACAGTCCTGCCTGTTTTGCCAGTTCTAAATTCTGTTCCCTAGTCACTCGCAAATTCTCGCGCTGTTCTTCAGTCATGCGATCTGTCATGCTGATGAACGTGATTGCTGCAGTTCCAACAGCCAGCAGTGCAGTGGCTAATGCGCCAACAGGGTTCGCTAGAATTGCAAGCCGCATGGCTTTCAAACCTTTCACCACATTGCGCAATCCACCAACCATACCACCCAGCCCTGATGAAATCGGCCCAAGTGATGCAGCAAATATTCCCACCCTTGCAATGGTTTTCTGTGTCCCTTCTGACAGGTTACTAAAAGCATTTGCCAGCCCTGCAATCCTTTCTGCAACATCTGAAACTGCTGGTGCTAGTGCAGAACCCAGTGCAATTTGTGCACCTTCCACAGCAGACTGCATGCGCTTGATGCCACCCTTTGCATTGTCGTCCATAGTGGCTGCCATTGCAGCAGAAGCACCTTCGCTGTCCTTCAGTGATCGCGTCAGTTCATCTGTGGTGTCAATGCTGTTGGCCAGGATGAGCAAAGCACTTTGTGCATTTCTTCCTACTTCGTCCTTTGCATCTGCAAGGTTCAAACCTTCTGCAGCTAGCTTTTCAATTTCACCAGCTACATCACCACTGGTGGTGCCTAGTTCAGAAATGATTCTGCGCAAAGCTGTGCCTGCCCTGCTCCCACGGATGCCGCTGTTGGCCAAGGAGCCAAGCAGGGCTGTGGTTTGTTCAACTGAAAGCCCAGCAGACGCTGCGACTGGTGCAACAGTCTTCATGGCTTCCTGGAAGCTGTCTACATCCAGGGCTGTTTGGCTGAAGCTGCTTGCCATCACATCAGCAACCCTGCCTGTTTCTGCTGCATCTAGGCCAAAGGCACGCAGCGTGCTACCTGCCACGTCAGCTGCATTGGCCAGATCAGTACCTGATGCCTGTGCCAGCTGCAGTGTGGCTTCAGTGGCATTCAGTATTTCGCCAGTTGTAAAGCCTAGGCGTGCAAATGCTTCTTCAAGTCCAGCAACGTCAGACGCTGTGAAGACGGTACTTTTACCCAGGTCTTTGGCTAGCTGTTCAAGCTGCTTGAATTCTGAACCTGTTGCACCAGATACAGCTTTGACTTTGGACATGGAAGATTCAAAGTCTGCTGCTACTTTGAATGCACTGGCACCGATGGCTGCCAGGGGTGCCGTCAGTCCTACAGTCAGCTGTCTGCCTGTTTGTGACAGGTTGCGCTGCAGGATTGCCATTTGTCGCTGCACACCTTTCAGATCCTTTGAAAGTTTGCCAGTCTTCGCGCCAAATATGATATTGAATGCTGCAGACGCTATGCCCATCTTTTAGGTTTTTAATTGTTTCCCCATCCTTTCAAAGAATGCAGGTGTTTTCTTTGGTGCCTTTGCTGCCTGTGCTTCACGCCATTCCTTCTGATCCATTTCGTGGTATGGGTTGAAATCATCAGCTGTGAATGCCGTGCTGCCCTTTCTTCTGTTGACGTTTGCCAGAACAGCTTGAATGGATGCGGTACGCAACCAGGCAGCCCTGTCTTTGTTTTCAAAATGCCTGCTGTGGTGCAGGTATTCGCGCAAAGTGAATGACCAAAATTGTTCAGGGAAATACCCTGCTTGAAGTGCGCTGCTGTATAGATACGCCCAGGTCATGGGGTGGGGGTCTGCACCCCCTCCCCGTTTCCCAGTGTTTCATCTTTTGCACCTGTAGCTTCCATGAGCTGGTTTGTCAGTTCTTGGAAATCTAGGGTGCCCAGCTGCGCAGCAAATTGTTCGAACTCTATCTGTGGCTTTTCATCTTTTAGGTACAGTGCATTTTTGTACCCAGCAAAATAAATCACAGGTATCACCTTCAATGGGTTTTCATCTGAGCCTTTCAGCAATTCATTCAGTTCACATGCCATGTCTTCACTTGCTATGCGCAAAGCATTCAAGTTCAAAAGGCAGTCAACATTGCCCATTGGCAGTTCAAGTTCAAAAAATCCGCGCAGTGTATTCATGCTTTCAAATTAGTCCACAAGGGTGAATGTGTCTGTGCCGTTTGTTATTTGCACTTTTGCAATGTCACCACTGCTTTCAAAGGTGCAGCTGTATGTGGCAACGTCATTCACCCCAGCTGTTTCACTGTAGCTGGACAGAAAGGCTTTGCCTTTGTACATGTAGTCTGAGCCGTCTGACGCGCTTGAAGCACCAGTTGTCCATGCTAGGGTGAGTTCTTCTTTATTTGCCCAGGCATCAAATAGATCCAACGAATCCTGAACATCATTGACATCTGAGCCTGCCTGGTTTTGTGCAACGTAATTCACGACACCATCCGCAGACATTGACCAAGACTGGCCACCCATGATTTTCACGTTGGCACCATCGTTGTCTTTTGTGGTGGCATCAATGGTTTCACGGGTCAATTCGACTGATCCGCTTGTGCTGTAGGCCACCACTTGGAATGTGTTTTCGGAAGTTTCTCGGAAGATGCCGATGGCGTTTGAATGTACAGCACCTTTTGTTTTTGGGGTTGACATTTTTTCGGGGGTTTTTTAGGGGTTTATTTTTTTGATTTTCTTCTGTCACCAGTAATGGCTGTAATCACCAGGTCAATGTACCCAAACACAGGGCGTGCTGGGTGTTCTGATGGCAAAAGGTTCATGATGGCTTTGCCAAACGCTAATGCTGCCAAAAGAAGTGCAGCCCAGTTCGATACAATAAATTCAAGCATGTCTGTTATATTTTTATTTGTACTGTGAAGGTCATGGTGATAGTGAAGACTTCATCCGCTTCAAAGATGTCTGAAGCCCACTGATTGAACTGTGATGAAATCACATTGGTGTCAGTGTATCCATTCAATGCTTTCACGGTGGCAATAGACAATGCCCAGGCTTCACTTGGCTTTTCTGTTATCGCAGTTATCTCCACAAAACAGGTCACCAGATTTAGGTGAAAACCCTTCGTTTCATTTTCGTTGCTGCCTGTCATCTGCAGCACCAGGGAAGGTGTGTTGGTATCGTCCAACCGTGACAGGGTGAAGATATTGGTGCCTACAATATCTGTCACTCCAGCATTTGCTTCAAGGGCGTTGATCAGGTAGTGAATCATCGTATTCCGTATTCGTGTTTCACTTCAGCAATGCGCTTTTTCAGTTCAGGCAAAAAGCCATTCACGGCAATCTGTCTGGTGCTGTCCCAGCTTTCCTGTAGCCAGTCCCTGCCAGAAAAACCAGGGTGCACAATCTTTTTCAATCGCATGGGTCTGCCCTGACTGTTGAATACGACAAAGCCTTTTTTCTGTGTGGTTCGGGTGCCGCTTCTAGTGCCGAGCAATGTCCAGTGCAGGTATCTTCCTGGTGTTCGCACTGAAGTGCGCAGATCGCCTTTGCTTTCCTTCAGTCTGCGCTTCGTCACCTTCTTACCTGTGCCGCTTTCAATCAGCTGGCTTTTTGGATTTACGCGAACGATTACATACGGGCTGCCCTGCTTGGCTTGTGCACCTTTGACTGTGTGCACAGCCCTAGCCAAGCTGCCTGACCTTCGTGGTGCATTTTTTCGTGCTGCCAACACAGTAGGCTTCACGGCACGCTTCATCGCAGTCATTAGCGTTCTGTCACCTAGTTTCAGTTCAAGGTCATCTAGTGCGCTAAACACCTTTTTCAAACTGGCTTTGTCAACTTGCGCTGTCAGCATCTCTGTGCACCGTTATGAGTTCCAAACCTTCTTTGTGTCCCAGGGTTTTCATGCCAACTATTTCAAAGACATCAGTGCCCTGCAAAATTCTGTGTGTGGTGGTTATGCCATCAATGTGCCTAATGCGAAATATCACCTGCATCACATGCGTCACACCTTTCACTTCAGATACCAGCTGACTGTTTTTGTACAGCTTTTGTGCCCAGACGGTGTGCGCTGTCGTGAATGCTTTTGTCGGGTGGTTCCATTCGTCCACAGTGGTTGTCACACTTTGGATCTGCACCCTGTCTTTCATCAGCCCAAACTTCACTGCAGTCTGTATTGTGCCAGCAAAGCAGTCACTGCCAGTGGCATTTGCGTGATTGATGCACCAATGTGCACAGCGTATCTGTTTTCAAACCAGTGCCCCACCAGCATTAGTGCAGCTATCTTCACATTTTCGGGAATGGCTGCAGCTGCAGTGCCGCCTGTTGTTGACAGCTTCACAGCATCGAACCTGTACGGGTCAGCTACTGGTGGGCTGTTTCTGTAGCTTATATGCAAGACATCGCCTAGAAGTTCTGCAGTGTATTCTGTGCTGGCTAGGGTAGTGTACACCGTGGCATTTTCTTTCAAGTATTGCAGTGTCATTCCACCAGTCAAAGCACCAAATGGCAACCTGCGCAAATCGTGCCAATCAGGTGCAGTCACAACAATTGCATTCTGTCTGAAGTATCGGCCTGTGTGCGCTTCACAGTGTTGCACAGCAGCATCACGCAGCACACCAATCAATGTGTCTTCGTCAGTATTGTCGACGCGCAGAAACTCTTTGACATCTGCTGTGGACAGTGCATCTGAATATCTTTGGGATGATGTTGCTGTGATTTGAAACATTTTCTGTGCTTTAGAAAAAACAGGGGTGGGCATGTTCCCACCCCCGTCTTTCATTGTTCAACCTGTCCTGCTTTATGAAGCAGCAACGTCTGTGCAAATGCTGAACGCTTTGGGCTGGCGTACTGCCAAGTCCACGAAACGATTGGCATTAATTTTTACCTGCGCATTCGCGCCCGCAGTAAAAGGATCAATTAGGAGATCCAGACCTGCTCCAAAGTAGACCAGCAACAACTGAGAGAAATTGCCAAATACAACCTGTCCCACATCGGTGGCAGAATCCGCTAGGTAGCCCGTCTGAACAGCACCGTAACCATTAACGGTGTTTGTAGCCAAATCCCACAAAGGTGTCACGCCTGAAATCATGGGGTCAGCTTTTGCCAACTTCATGGCAGTGGGGCTGAAGATATACTGTGCACCAATTGCTGCACCTTTGCCAATCAAATCAGCTTCCATCTGTGTTGCAAGTGCAACCAAATCTGTGGTGTTTGCAGAATCCGTGCTGTTGTCAAAGACACCAGTGGTGGCCAGGATGCCTGTTGGCTGGTTAGAAGTACCAGAGCCACTGAAGGCAGCCGTATCAATCGCGTGATTGATTGCCAGTGCAATGTCCTGCGAAATAACGGCATCAACAGATGCACCACCTTGAATCAGCAACTGCTTGCTGTAGGTAGTCACACATCCAACGCGCTTAGGTGTCAATGTCAGGTCATCCATTTCCATTGTGCTGGCATCACCTGCAGCCACTTCACCTTCAAAGACAGCAACAGCTTCTTCACTAATGCGTGGGAATTTGATGTTGCCACTGGCACCATTGATGACGGTTGCACCTAGGCGTTCGATCATGGAAGGTTCACGAAGGGCTGCGATGGCTGCACCAACGTCAGTGCCCACAAAGCCAGAACCGTCACCAGAACCTGCCTGGAAATTGTCTTGCTCACCAGCACGAAGGGCAATGGTGGGAATGCCCACATTTCCTTCAAGGTGGATGCCAGTGCGCTGCGCTTCACGGTCACTTTCCTGCTTCCATTCTGCTTCTGCACCTTCCAGGTTTCCATTCTTGATAAGCTGTGCAGCTGCGCGTGCAATGCTGAACTGCTTGTGAATGGTTTGTGCTTCGCGTACATCAGACGGTGCAGCAGTGCCGCCCATCTGTGCCATGCGTGCAGTCATTTCTTCCTGTTGGATGGCACGCTTAAGCTTGTCGTCGATGCGCAGAATTTCTGCGTTCAAAAAATCACAACGCTGTGACTCAGCGTCAGTCAGGTTACGTCCGTCAGCATCCGCAGCAGCATTGATTGCTTCAAATTCTGCAGTGTGCTTCCCACGCAACTCTTTCAATTCATTTGAATTTTTCATGTTGTAGGGGTTTGTTTGAATTGTTTCACTTTGGGGCTGTAATGCTTCACTGCGCACTTCAGCAGGGGTTTCTTCTTTCACTTCCTGTGCACCTTCGCTGCGCAGGGCTGCTTCCGTCTGTGGGTAGGCAGGATAGGTCACAGGGGCAATGTCTAGCAGCATGCCCACCTTTTGCACAGTTCGCTGTGCATGGTCGTCTGACCATTGCTGTTCTTCAATGGTGAAGGCAAAGCTGCTTGCATTGATATCGCCACGCTTCATAGATTCAACCAGATCGCGTGCATAGGTTTGTGTACCTGGTGTGAACTCATAAGCCAAGCCATGCGAATCTGTGGACAGCTTCAGTGTGCCGCTGCCATCGCTGTGCCGCCTTGCCAAAATCATATTAGGGTCATGGTTGAAAAGGGCACGCACATCGGCTGTGTTCATCACTTCATCAAAGGCACCGCGTGCAATGACTTCTGTGAAATTGCCAATGCGTGTGGGTGCATCGAAAACAGCTGCATATCCTCGAATAACTGGCTGCCCATTGCTGTCTTCGCGCACTTCAAAGTTTGCCATGTGTGTGCGCTGCTGCACCTGTCCATCGTCATGACTTTCACTGCGTTCTGTTTGGACAGGGACAAAGCCACCACAGCTGCAAGAATGCACACCGTCACAGCAGTTGTCTGCTGCTAGCTTTTCTGCGTCTTCACGCTTTTTTGGGTGTGGAACATTGTACTGCACATCTACTGCTTCCGTCACTGTTCTGCTGTAGCTAGATGGGGCTGCTTCAGCATGTGATTCGCATGCCATGTAGCCTGTCACACCTTCCACTTCGTGTGTGTGAAATCCTTCACATCCTTTTTCTTCAGCCATCTTCAAAGCATCTTCTTTGTTGTCGTACACTGGTTCACCGTCGATGGTGCCGATTTGCTTTCTTGTGTTTTCCATTTTTTCTTCATCGTTGTCTGAACGCAATGGGTGGTTTTCTGGGAACAGGTCTGTGTCATGCTTGCCACCTTTGAACTTCTCATTTTTCAATGCGTACAGGTATGAATTGACCCGAGCCATAGCCCACTGTTCAGGGCTGTTGACTGATGGCCTGACGCTGCCAGGGTTTGTTTTGTAGGCACCGATGCCACGATTGTACACCTGTTCGAGCATGCGCAGTGTGGCTTTCTTGTGCTCTGCTTGCACATCTTCGTTGTGCTCTTTGATTTTGTTCTGCAGTGCCGTCTTTGCGTTTTCGCTCAAAGCCCTTTCTTCCATTTCAGCCATGCGTGCCGTACTCCATCGCTGTGCAGGTTTGCCACCCCACAAAAGAAAGCTGATGGTGCCGCATGCCTCTTCATCTTCTGGGTTGTAGTATTCCTCTGCCCGCTGCAGGTAGCTGTACATATCCACCAGCAATTCATCACTGATGCTTTCCCTGTTGGCCAAAATGCGTGCTGTGCGCTTTCCCACATCAGTGGCACACTTCCCACCGTTTGCTTCATTCAGCTTCCTGCCCTTCACAGCGGCATCAGTCATGGCCTGTGGATAGTCAGTGAATGGCATCAGATGGTGTTTGGATTTGCCAGCTTCGCACTGTATTCATCGAAGCGATCCAGGGAAATGGTGTTTACCTGAACACGCAAAGTGTCACCACCTGCCACCGGTTGCATGTCCTGACGCTTTCTGACTTCATTGATTGACATGCCACCACTTTCAAGCATCTGCCTGAAGTATTCTGCACGCGCAGCCAAATCGCCCCTGTACAGTTCATGCATGTCTACCCTGGGCACCACTGCTGCACGCTGGCTCGGTGAAATCAGTTTGAAGGTCACTTCACTTTCAATGCGCTTGGCTAGGGGTGCAATGGTGTGCTGTGCGAAGTGCAGGTTTTGCTGTTCAGTGTTGCTGTAGGTGGTGCCTGTCTGCAGCTGCACCAATGCTGGTGGCACGCCAAAGGCAGTGCAGATGGCTTCATCTGCATGGCGTCTGCTTTCCAACGTTTGTGCCGCTTGTG